AAACTTGTGAACCAACTCAGGCCACAATAGTCTGCCATTAAAGAAGTTTAGCACCGCAAAGCCTGACCTATGATTGCTTGGGTTTAGTTCAGCATAAGCAAATTGAGGGCCATCAATTTCAGCCAATGTTCCGCAATCGACCCCAAAACGATTTCCTCGTAAATCTGCGAATGGCGTTACTTTGAGGGCGTGAAGATGCCCACAGACAGTTGAAACTCCCGCATTGAGGGTTGACGTATGAGTGGCATGAATTCCATTTTTGTATCGGTGCTTGATAATTACATCATCGGTAGGCCATACTGCCCAACAAAACTCCCAATCAAGGAAGTGGTCTGTCAGCTTAAACCCTAATACTTCTTTGTACTGTGGTGCATGTTGCGCTAAACGATTGCCAAAGCGTACGTCATGGTTTCCCCATGTCCACAGTAGCTTTACATTGTGCCTTGCAGCTTTAGCTACTTCTTCTATCTCGCCTAGCGCACCCTGACAGGCTTTTAGTTCTTGAATGACAGTAGTCGCTGGTTGTTCAGTTACGTCATGTCGGCTTATAGAAGCACCATCAAACGCATCTCCATTGCATATCACCGCAACAGGTTTAAACTCTTGGATAGCCCATAGAAGCCCTTTAAATGCCGTTGTACGCTGTGCAGGGATAAAGTGAGCATCTGAGAAAACAATTACACATCCATCTAGCATCCCAAGTTCAACTTGCTTTAGTGGACTGAATGATTTGGGTTTGTTTTTATCGTATTGCATACCACGCAAGTCACTTGCGTTAAGTACCATGTTGTAGGTTTTCTCAATCCAACGTCTGCGTAAATGAGCAGCCCTGTTGTTTATTCCTAAGTGTTTGGCTATCTTTGTGGCAGATTGAAGTTGACCCCATAACTGGATGAACTCCATATCACTACAGGTTTCATTATGTGCGCCCATTGGAGTCCTTAGTCAAAAGATGCTCTAGCGTATTGATTATTCGATGCTCTTGCATTTCTCTGTCCTCATCTGACGATTTCACATCGGTAGCCGTACAAAGCAAGTCATATAAAAAAATATGAAGCAACTCGTGCAGAGCCGTTTTATCAAGACTAGATGGTGAGATTTGTTCAGCACCCCAATCTCCCAGACGATAAACAGCAAGTCTTGCAGTAGGTGTAAACTCAACCGATGCCATTGCACCTTTAGCTGGCTTTATGCCTTTTTCAATTCTCCAATCACCAAGACTTAGCACTTGCTGCCATTTTCTGACACTTTGTGCAAACAGTTCTGCTTGTTCTGGCGTAGGAATGTTAGGCATTTCAACACCTTATACAAGATTTATGACAATTATATTTAAGATAAGAACAAAGCCACTTCTGCTTTGCGTCTTTTGACAAGACCTGAGACTTCCTTGCCACCTGCTTTAGTCCATGACATAAAGGCTTCAGCAGCCCCATCCCAATCACCACGATTAACCTTCATGCGAATGGTTGACCTTTGGTAATTCCCTAAACCTGCGTTGTACGCAAAAGAGACAACAGCGTCGAATTTGCTTTGATGACTAGCAAGAGTAGGAGAAAGTCGAAGAACACCACGTTCAAAAGTATCGATGTCAACCTTGAACAGATTGACCAGTTCATCTTTAGACCAGACACGATTGTCTTCCCCTTTTAGTTGGTAATCAGACCTGATAAGCCCTGTGTAACCCTCTTTACGGACGTTTGGCAAGGCTAATTGGTCAGCATACATAGCGTGACCCCACCCAACAGTCCAAATCGCAGCAGAACACCGATAAGGCTTGTTTCTGTAGCCTTCAAAGAAGTGCATCAAGTCCTCACCAGCTTTGCTGACTTTCATTTCTTAGCCCATGAACGTGAGCCAAACCAGAAACCGATAATTCCTCCAAGCATTGCCATTTCATCGCTAGAGAAAATAACGTCAGTAACTCGGATTAAATCATCCATGTTGTTGACTAAACTAGGACGAGAGTAAACGTAATAGGCAATCCATGCGTTAATTGCACATAACTCAAAGATAAAGATGTAAGTCACAATAGGTCTTACAGTACCGACAAAGTTCACTACCCAAGTGCTTGCTCTTTCCATGATTTTCTCATCATGCTTCAAAGCAGCTTCTGTCATCTGGGCATCAGTCTGCATGGCAATCTGGTCTGTGCGAATCTCCTCCATACGCTCTTGAGCCTTAAACCCTTGAGCCATCATCTGTAGTTGAAGTTCTACTTGAACCCTAGCTAAAGCTAACTCATGCCTTTGGTCATCTTTATTCTGGAAAAAGTCTAGTAGTTTTGGTAAGCCAGAAATTAGCAAACCACCAAGTGTAGAAAATAGAGATAGCATTACAGTCCAATCTTTCCAAGTAGGAGATTAACAATTTTGTCCGACAAATCGTCAGGCAAAAACTTCAAGAACCCAAGGGCGTACAAAGCCACACATCCGTAAACGAATATTTTTAAGCATAGGTCAAAGGTCTTTTGATACTCATTCATCTGCCACATCTACGAGTAGTTGCACAGAATTCCATCAATTCATTCACGCCAACAAAGACTAGAAACAAAACAAAGAATATTCCACCTATTGCTAAACCGATTTCTAGTTGTTCTTGTTCTTTCTGTTTAGCTTCTTTCTCTGCCTTCTTTAGTGCGCTTATCTCTTTAGCGTCTGCCAAGTCCATCTCTGCTTGACGAGCTTTAATCTTGTTCCAAACGTCAATCTTGCCTGTCTGCATAAACAGCATCTTGAGTTCTTCTTCAAACGCTCTAGCCTGTTCTAGTGCCATCTCAATCTGGAGGGCAGTCCCCATGTTTGAACCTTTGCCAGACTGCTTTGCTTGAAGCATGGCTTTGGTAGCTACAGACTTTGCGTCAAATAGCTTACCAATCATAGGCGCAAGTGAACCTAAGTCTTGGGCAACACCTGCTGCCTTCTTGACCATGCTGATTGCTGACTGTATGCCAGCTAGTGCTGTGATGGGGTCAATCATTTTTTCTCAACCTTTTGCCACTCAAGGCATACTACCTTTCGGTTGTAAACATCACCTGTCCACGCCCATCTGACACAACGATATTCAGTTTTTTCTTTACTAGATGCCACCAATGTAAACAACATTGAAAGCACCAGTAGCCATTTCACGTCATAGCCCAAACGATGATGTAAAAACACCAGACGACAGTAATGCAGAAAAGGGCTGCGCTCGTAAAAGCAAAAGCCCAGTCTTTCATTTTTTAATCCAAGTCTGCCAGACAGCACCAGCTGCCATGATTAGACCCGCCACCCACAGAATAGGCTTGGCAGCAGAAGCAATCCATCCAAGCACTTTAAAAGCCCCATCAAGAGCCTTCATAGCCTCTACAAGACCTTTAGTGTTCTGGTCTATGCTATCTACCTTACTTTCGACTTCAACGAGCCTATCGTAGATTTGCTTATGGGTGATTTCGTTTTCCATGATTTACTCCACTGGTGCGTCTTTTGGCACTTGCGCGTCAGCCTGCTCTTTAATTTTAAGAATCAATGGCCACACGCCAGACTTGGCTGGCAATGAACCGAGCGTTTCAAGAACAAAATTTACTTCTGTAGTAGTTAAATCTAATTTAAATGTTTGCATTTGTTTTCTCCATTTTATTTTGCTCTCTAATCTTTGCCGCATTTGACATATTCATTTTAACTTCATCTGAGTATTTTCTACCTAATTGCGCTTTACGCAAGTTCTCTCTATGTTGTTCAGTAAAAACTCTAACCTTGCCCGCAGCAGACAATTTAGCTCTATGCTCATCAGAAAGTGTCATACCTTTAGTATGTGTGTTTCCAATTAATGCTTGAGATATTTTTAATTTTGCTTCATCTGATTGCTTTTTACCAAGCATATGTTTTCTGCCTAATGATGCCAATCCAATTTTTTCTTTTGTTTCTTCTGACAGTTTTTTACCTGTATTTAGTTTACTAAGATGTTTTCTTCGTTCTGGGTCAGCCATTCTTGTTTTTGCCAAATCAGACATTTTTTGTTTTGTGCAATCAGTGTGAGAATAACCATTTGTTCCATCGCCACCAATAGTCAAGTTATAGCCATTAGGAGACATTGTTTTAAATGCTTCTATTGCTTTTATCTCTAAATCTCTTATGTATTCGTAATCGCTTACAACAAGAATTTCTTTAACAAACGCATCTGAGCCATATTTTCTAATGGCTTTATGTAAGGCGGTACTACTCCCAGACTTTGCTTCTGCAACATGAACAGAAAATCTATTCTGTAAACCATTCTTCGCAATACCTATGTATTGCTTATTAGATGGTGAAGTTAATCTGTAAAGTTCAGCCATTGTTATTCAGACCAAGGAGTGCCAGAAGCCGTTACTGGTGCTTTCTGCAAAGCAATGTTAGCCGCCAGAGCATCTTCAGTAGCTTGCTTATCAACACCATTAGCCCAAACCCATCCAAGCACTGTTTCTTGTGTCAGGTCTGCATAGGGTACTGTTGGTGTGCCATCTGCCCATGAGCAAGTGGAATAGATAGAGGCTGTGTGTTCGCCATCTACTGCTGTGGCTTGCCAATGTGCTGTAGTTACAAAGCCATTAGCTGTGTTTCGGTCTAGTTGTGATATTGTCCAAGTGGTAGTCATGTTAGTTTCCTTTTAAAGTGGCTACGTCAGCCTGAAGTTGAGTAATTAGGGCTTGTTGTTCTTGGATGCACTTCATCAGCGCATATTGCAAATCTGTTTGGTAGATTGACAAACGCATCTTTGGTTCTGCATCTTTACCCGCCCAATTGCTTTCCATTACCAACTCAGGTGCAACGGCTTGCACATCTTGAGCAACCACACCCAAAGTTAAACCGCCATCTTCTTCAAGGTTTTGGTCAATGTAATTAAAGGTCTGAACAGGTATTGCACAAATCTTGTCAAGGTATGACCCTGCTGGTGCAAAGTTTGTTTTTTCTCTTCGGTCTGACAAGTTGCTATTGTTTGCTGAATAATTTGCAAGACCACCATTAGATAAAAACTTAGCCCTTGTTACGCTTGTGTCATACATTTCAAGGAAGTTATTTACCGCTCCATTTGGTGCAGCACCGCTATACCTAATTGCAAGTCCATAAGGATTAGCATTTCCATTTTGAACTGCAGCCGCAAAATCAGCATGGTTTTTAAACAAAATGTGATAAGTGCCACTTGTTACACCCACTAACAAGTCACCATCGGCGTCTATTCTGGCTCGTTCTGTACCATTAGTTCCAAAAATCAATGCACCGCTTGTTTCAACATTGACTAGCAATGAATTAACACCTGACCTAGCAAGGTACATCCTATTTGTACCTGATGAACCGCCAAAGTACATATTGGCATCGCCACCAGCATTGTTTAGAACTAATGAGCCGTCGCTTGTGATGCGCATACGTTCTGTTGCGGCTGTATTGGTAGTTACAGACCTTGTACCAAAAACCAAATCGCCATAGGTTTGTCCAGATGTGCTAGTAGTGTTAATTCCTATTTCGGCAGGGGGAAAATTACCATTTGCTGATACATAACCAAAGCCAATAGTTTGAATGGCTGTTCCAGAGCTTGCAAATTCTCCCGCACCAATCTGTAAATATGGGTAGCCAAATGTTGTAGGTATTGCAGAGCCAGAACCTTGTGTGCTTCTATAAACCCAACCAACAGGCAAAGTTGCAGATGATGTAAAGCCTTGGATTTTTGCGTAAGGCGAACTTGTACCAATACCCAACCCTGTTGAGTTGAGGCGCATTGTTTCGCTACCAGTGCTGTCATTGCCAGCATAAAACTGAATGTTTCCAGCCTGACCAGCAATAGATGCTTGTGCTGTAGCACCATTGTAAAAATCAACTACACCGCCACGAGAAGTTCCTTCTAAACGCAAAATTCCATAACCATTTGCAGAACTATTAACTAAACGAGCCGCAGGGGTAACTCCATTGCTACTAAATGTTCCAGAAACATCTACTTTATAAGTTGGTGTAACACCCACACCCAAATTAGTCCCATCAAAGACTAGCGCAGAGCCACTTGTCAGAACCTTTGAACCATTGAGATAGGTTACTCCGTTGGCTGTGCCGTAGGACAGGGTTTCGCTTGTGCTTACAGTTGTAGTTGTAAAAGCACCTGTAGAGGCTGTAGTAGCACCAACAGTACCATTGATGTTGATAGAGGCTGTACCTGTAAGATTAGTTACAGTACCGCTAGATGGTGTACCTAATGCACCATTGAACAATACTGGCGCACCAGCAGAGCCTGTATTAACCGCTAGAGCAGTAGCAATGCCAGTTCCCAGACCTGACACACCAGTAGAGATTGGAAGACCTGTAGCGTTCGTTAAGGTTGCGCTAGTAGGTGTTCCAAGGATAGGAGTCACCAAAGTAGGTGAAGTAGCAAGTACGTTGCTACCAGTTCCTGTATTGGTGACAGAGACTATGTTCTTACTAGCATCCAATGCCAAAGCAGTCGAGGCAGTTAAACCAGACAGCGTAGCAGTACCAGATGCTGACAGAGTGGTAAATGCACCAGCAGCAGCCGTAGATGTACCGATAGGGCCGTTAAACGAGTCACCAACAGCACCTGTCTGAAAGTCCTTCAGTTGCGCCATAAGTTCGCGCAAAGCGTCATTTATACCCGAAGGGGCACACCCTTCCGCCAAATTGATTGAATCTATGTCTGTGTTATTAGCAGGGGTTGCGCTAAATTCACTAATCTTTGTCTTTGGC